AAATTACTAGATTGTTTATTAAAATAATCAGTAACAAAAGGATCTTTATCTGGATTAATTTCTGGATCATTACCAGCTTCTAATCCTATTTTCTGTTTCTTTGTTTCCTTCTCTTCTTCATTATTAAAATCTTCTTCTTGTTCTTTAGTTAAACCTCCTTTATACCACCAAGCATAGCCTTCAGCTGTTTGCATTTTAGCAACATGCTCAGTTCTTTCAACTATTAAATCTTTAGCTGTTCCAGATAAAGCAGCAATAGACGACCATCTATTAGTAACATCTCTTACTGTTGCTTCATCATTTAAACGTTCTTGTTGATAAGCTCTATCAAAACCAGAATTAGTTCGATTATTTTCTTCGATTAATACAGGTGTATAATCAGATTGCTCTATATAATCAAAAGAGCCCATAGATTCAGGATTGTATACCATTAGCTGTTACTCCGTTATTCTTTAAAGCCAAATGTACCACCAGCACTATAGTAAGAACCAACTCCACCAAGTACAGCACCAGCTATATTTAGTCCAAGGTTTGATCTTTCCATAACAGGTGGAGGAGGTGCTATATCTTGTTGAGGAGCAAATGCTACTTTAGTGAATAACTCACTACGTTTAGCCATAGCTCTTCTTCTAATACCACGATTATTTTCTGCAACAGCTTCTCCACTTCTAATTAATTGGTAAGTATCTTCACCTGTTGGACGACCTACTTGTTGAGCAAATTGCATTGCTGCTAATCTTTCAGATGATTTACCTGTTTGTTCAAATCCTTTTTGTTCTTGAAGGTTTTTAGCAATTCGTTCTACAAATTTCTGATTAGCTGTTGCTATTTTTCTATTCATAAACTCTTGACCTTGAGTATAACCTCTTCGTTCGGCCATAGTAGCTTCATCAATATTTTTAGAATAGGCAACTTTTTTTGCTGAATACTGGCTAGTAGCTTGTAACCATCTACGTTTTCTCTCTTCAAGAGCTCGTTTATATTCGTTAGCTCTAGCTTGGTTACGAGCTTGTCTTTGTCTATTGGCTCCAAAAGCTCCAATAATACCTTGACCAGCTGATGCTACTCCAGCTACGACTGCGGGTGCACACATAATTTACAAAATTCGATAAAGGGTAATTGATTAGGTCCAAAGGGTACTTCCCGAAGAAATTTAAAACCTAAAAATTTGAGTAGTTTTAAGTGGACTTCATTACGTTTGTCAACATAATTCCATAATAGCGGTTCTTTTCTACTCTTAATGAAACGCTTTGCTTGTCTTACAAATAAGGATCGGTTTTCAAAAATTACAGGTGTACACAGCATCCATATTTGTCCATTATCATTTATACCTGCCATACCAGCAGTCTTGCTGCTAGGCGATGTGAAATAGACAGAGGATCCACTCTGACATGCTTGTAGTATACTTAATAATGGATCTAGCCCCCAGCCTTCTTCGATCTCTCTACGGTCATCTGGAAGCAAATTAGAGGCTACTTCTTGAGCAGCCTCCACTGTGATTGGGTGAATGTAATTAGACACGTTGATAGTATTTACGATTAGAATCTCCTTCCCAAGTTACAGAATATAAAGTAGCTGGGGTTGGGTGTGTGGATTTAATTTTAATACCTACATTTATATTTTTTTCATATATAGGTATAGTTTGTAGATCATCAGGTTGAATAGGTATTCTACTGACTAAATACTGATTAGTTAATTTACCTTCATGTGTTTGAGTATAAGTAGATTTACCTAATCTTTCTAAAGATGTATCATAAGTACCTACTGGACCTAAACTTATTTTTAAACGATGTAATATTAGAGAATTATGTACATCAGCATTACTTCCATCTCCTGCACGTTGCGTTACATATAAAGTAGGAAGTTCAACTTCCATATCATATAAATAACCAACAATTAAATCGTTATCAGTAAAATCACCATCCCATTCGATATTTGTACCTACAATACTAGCTTTAGCATATAGACCAATATTATCTTGATTACCGTTTGGACTACTTGTATGGACAAATACAGCTAATTGATTACTGCTATTAAATCCATCAGGTTTTGTGAATCCTGTACGACCAGTTGCTGATGAATATCCCAATGAAGATGCACTTATTACTTTACTATTATCTAAATGTACATTATGTATAATATCATCAGATGTATCGCTAAATGTATTATTATGATCTGTTACAAAGTGACCAGTATCATCTAGTTTCATAGCATATTTAACTAATACATCTTTATTATTATCTCTCAAAACAGCATATAAAGCATCATCTAACATACAATGATACTGAACATTACCTGTTGTTTCCCATTTAAACCATGCTTGTAACAGCCTTTTATCAGAAGAAGCAAAGTATTTATACCCATATAGAATATTTTTACCTTTTTCACTGAAGAAAATAATAGAATTTTCCCTTGAATTAGATATCAAATCTATATCTTTATTAAATAATTTAGGTACAACTTTACTTTGTTCTACAACATCAGGCTCACCTTCTCTTAATATTCTAGCCATTTCCCAGAAACGAGTATATTTACCAGCGTTATCTAAGAAAGCAATAGTAGTTCCTAAAGAAATAGGATTCGTACCAAAATTAAAATTATAAGTAGATAAAGAATTTATTTTTGCAGTTTGAGGACTTAGTACATCACTATCTGTAGTAAGTAAGAACTGTTGGTTTTTTGTAAATAAGACTAAACCACTATTTGTTTGTATTCCATCATAAATAATAGCAGGATATTCTGAGCTACAAGATAAATCAATACAATCAGTAGGTGAAAAAGTAATAGCACTCTTTGCCCAGAAATTAAAAAATTCTCCAGGTTGAGAAAGGACTACATTTTCATCACTTAAAAATGCTAATCTATTTCTCCAGAATAGCATCTTATTAATATATCTAGTAGCAGTTACATCATCTTCATCAGTACCACTAACAGTAGATATAAAGCTAGGTTTTGGGTTTGTAACAGGATCTCCTACTAAACAGTTCTCATAATCAACTTGTTTAATTTGAAACCATCCATTAGCATGTGTATTACCGCTACCATCTGCTATAGTAGATCCTTGACGAATCATCTGTAGTGGCATTTTAGCTGCATTAAAAGCTATTTTTCTACCAGGTTTAGCACATTCTTCCCAAGTACCTTCACCATCTCTATCATTATTACCAAAGAATTTTAAATAATAATCATCTTCATTAGCTTCACTATTCTTTACTTTTACAACATAACCATGTTTACACTGTTTAGGTAAATCAGCTACATCTTGAATACTATCTGAGACAACATTAAGTAAATCTCCTGTTGGTGAGTTAGCATTAAAACTACCAGAAGATCTTGTTATATAAAGACCGTTTCCAATTTGTTCTATATTACTTGCAGTTAAACCATTATTTTGATCAATAATTGTTTGTCTAATATCACCAAGAATAGCTGACATGGTAATAGTAGTATTAGATTCAAATGGTGTAGGATCAGGTCGTATAAGACCAGAGCCATTACTACTATTCATAGTACATTGTACTTGTGTACTACTATGCTCTTCTACTCTAATTTGATATTTAGCTCCATGCATCCAAATGTTTACATAATCTCCTGTTCTCCAACCTTCACCACCATATAATAAATCATGCGTGGTAGTATATCTACATCTATAGTCAGGTGCATTAGATAAACCTTCTGCTACTGATTGACCTAGTGTTTCAATTCTTACAATTAAATTTTTTCTATCTGTTACTGCGCTATTACTAGCATCATTAACTGCAAAATTACCTAGATCAACTCCATTAATAGCATCACCATTAGTACCAAAATGTTCTTCATTAGCTCCTGCTGTTATTTTTACAACTGCAGTACCTACATTTGGACAATAAGAATCTCTTTTTTCTCCAGCAGTAGCATCACATAAAGTTTGATATCCTGATGTTCCAGGTTCAGTTCCATTAGATGGATAACCTCCGTCACTATTATTACACATATTTTTACTATCTACTAATCTTAAAACACTGACTCTAGTAGCTGTATATGTAGTAGTTAAGGCTGTATCATCATATAAATTTAATGCGTATTGTCTAGAATATGCTATCTTTTTAACATCAATAAATAACTCAGGATTCCTAGTAGGTTCAAGAGTACCTGCCATTTCAGTAGCTATTGTACGATTACAAATATATGTATAATCATTCAATGTTAAAGTTTGTACATCAGCATCTACTGTATGAGTTAAGTATGTTGTTAAATCTGATGCTTGAGAAGCAAGTTTTTCAACATACATCGGTTGTCCATCACTACATCTCCAAACTCGTACAGTACCATTTCTAGCTATTTGTCCTATATATTGTTCTGTTTCATCTCTATAATAATGAAACCACTTACCATTTGTTACAGAATTATTTGAAGCAGTTCCATCATCACTTAATGATTTAATTAATCTTCCACCTGGACGTTTTAATAAACCTTCTGTTATATCTGGATATGCATTTACCATATCTTTAACTTGTCCAGGTACTTTTAATTCATCAGGTTGTTGTGATATGCCTCCTGTTAATGAAGGTATAGTTTGTGATAAGCTTGCCATTAGCGTCTAAGTGCATCAAACGGTTGATAAGATTTATAAGCAGTGTCATGTCTATGCCCAAGAAATGAATGATCTCCTTGTTCACATTCATAATTAATAATAGAAGCTCTTGCAACTGACTCTTCTGTTTTTAATAATTGTACTAATTGTGGATTAGCTATTAACTGTGCAGCGGCTCTTGAGGCAGCTCTAGCTATTATATATCTTTGGAAAACTGGTGGTACATCTTCAAAAGCATAAAGATAAACAATGTCTAAATCTAAATTATTATCAAATTCATCGGTATGATCTACTAAATCATATAATTTTCCATTTCTTCTAACTAGATCCATAGTCTTATCATGAGGACCATGTAAATCATAACGTAAATAATTATTAGGAATTGTTATATTTTTACTTCCATCAGGAATAACTTCTACATGGTATTCAGTATTAAAATGCCATCCTTCATTTTGAACATCTTTATTAACTTCAGCTAATATATTATATACAAATGCCACTTCTGGATTATCAAAATCTAGTGTGGTAACTGGAGCTTGACCGATGGCTCCCAGTATGGAGTTAACTGCGGATAGTTCGGTATCGATTTCAACTGTCGTGGTAGCCATAAAATTATAAATAAAAAAAAGGAGATCCGAAGACCTCCTTTATGTACATTAGAATGCAGCAGGTGCAGTACCTGTTCCTGCATATAGTTCAACAGAAGCAGCTGGATTAAGATAATCCGCTCCCATTGCCAAACGTCCGAGGATAACATCACCTTGGTAGATGACTGATACGTCCCCGCTGGTAACTTGGACTTGAGGTCCAATAGCTTCTACAACCCCTGCAGCTTCCTTCTGGAAGATGATTCCGCATGAGTTCATGAAGTTACTTTGTGTACCATACTCATTGTTGATACCTGTAACAGAGTTACGTGCATCTTCAACGGATACTTGTGTGAAGGAACCTTTGTTTCCTACATCAGTGATGCCAGGGTTAGTACCAGAAGCAGCTCCACCAAGCTTAGTACCGTACTCTCCGAAGAAAGGTACGTTCATAGACTTGTAGATCTTGATTCCAGCAATCTCATAGATACCCTTACCTGATTGTAGAGCATCCCCTTGCTTATCACGATTAACTAGGTAAGCTCCTAGTCCAGCTCCGTCTAGTCCTTTGATAAGAGCATAGTATTGCCTTGGATTTAAGACAGCTACACGTCCATCAGAACTGACTCCCTTCTCATCTAGGGCTCCAGCGGCATCATAGAAGGCTGCTACTAGAAGATCTGGATTGATTGCATCGTCAGCATTACCTGTACCGACACGTATCTGAGAACCACCTGGCTCTACGAAATTAGTCGCAGATACAGGGCTAGGCTTACGAGCACCACGAACGATACTACGGAAGATTAGACGGTCATACTTCTCAGCTAGAGCGTAACCGATTTTTTTAGAGATTTCACCTCTTAAGTCATAATGCGCAAGTGTCTCATCTAATTCATAAACGAATGCGGAGCTGACAAGTAGATCATCAATAGTGATGGTCTTTTCAGCTACTGGAGGAGCTTTGTCGCTATTACCTAATATACTGTTACCTGGTGTATGATATTCAGCTGTGGTGCGACCTGTGTAAATGAACTGTAAAGATTTACCGTT